GTGGCTGGTCGTGGTTTTCCGCCGGGTGGTAATCGGTCTCGTGAGCGTGATAATCCGGTTCGGGAGAGTGTGCGTGCTGATGGTGCTGTGGGTGGGTTTGATTTGCCTGATGATGTGTTGCCGCAGCTTGTTGTGGATGGTAAACCTCAGTTTGATGTGGATGGGAATCCGATTCGTGAGGAGTGGCACCCGCAGACGCGGCGTTGGTGGGAGAATTGGCGGCGGTCGCCTCAGGCGACTCGTATGGTGACTGATCCTGATTGGGATTATTTGTTGGATACGGCGTTGGCTCATCATCAGATGTGGATGACTGGTGGTAAGAATTCGGAGCGTTTGAGTGAGATTCGGTTGAGGGTTGCGTGTTTTGGTGCGACTTATGCGGATCGGGCGCGTTTGAAGTGGGAGATTGAGGCTCCTAGTAATGATTTCGCTGTTGGTGCGGTGGGTAATGTTACTGATTTGGGGTCTGAAAGGCGTAGACGGTTGCGCTCTTAGTTTGTGCTGGGGGTGATTGTGTTTGCCTAGGCAGGTTATTACGGCTGAGGGACATGATCGTGATCGGTCGCTTGGTTGGGCTGCGTTGTGGTGGATTGAGACGTTTGTTGTTCACGGGCGTGGTGGTGTGATTGGTCAGCCTGTTCGGTATAGCGATGAGATGGCTGGGTTCATTCTTGATTGTTATGCGGTGGATGAGTCTGGGCGTAGGTTGTATGATTCGGCGTTTTTGTCGCGTCCTAAGGGGTGTGATAAGTCGGGGCTTGCTGCGGCGTTGTGTTTGTGGGAGGCGTTCGGTAATTGTCGTTTTGATCGTTGGGCTGAGGGCGGGGAGACTTACGAGTTTCTTGGTCAGACGTATGTTTATCAGGAGGGTGAGCCGATTGGTAAACCGGTTGTGTCTCCTATGGTGCGTATTAATGCTACTGAGGAGCTGCAGTCGGGTAATGTGTATGATTCGGTTTACTATAATTTGTCGACTGATACGGCTCCGTTGAGTGCTTTGGCTCGTTTGTATGGGGTTGAGGTTAATAAGTCGTGTATATTGTTGTCGAAAGCGGATGGTGGCGGGGAGATTCGCCCGTCTACGGCTGGTGCTGCGTCTAAGGATGGTGGGCTAGAGACGTTCGTTGTGTTTGATGAAACACACGAGTATAACACTAATGCGTTGCGGAAAATGTATGGTGTTGTGTCTCGGAACTTGGAGAAGCGGCGTAGTGAGGGGTCTTGGTTTTTGGAGACCACTACGATGTATGCTCCGGGTGAGGAGTCGTCGGCTGAGTTGACGTATCGTCAGGCGCAGGCGATTAACGAGGGTAAGGCTCGTAATACTCGCTTGTTGTTTGACCACCGCTGGGGCGATCCTGGCTCGTTTAATAAGGGTGATGATGAGAGCGAGGAGGATTATCGGGCGCGGTTGCGTGCTGCGTTTGCGGACGCTTACGGGGACGCGGTGGCGTGGAATTCGCCGGATACGAAGCTGGATCAGATGTTCGACCAGCGGAACAGTGAAGCTGAAGTGCGCCGTTATTATTTGAATGCGCTTGTTGCGTCTGCTAATTCTTGGTTACAGGTGCATGAGTGGGAGTCTGCTGGGTTGCGTAAGCGTCGTGAGCTAGCGGTTGCTGCAGGTGAACGTTTTCGTGTGTTGCCTCCTTTGCCTGGTGATCAGATCACGTTGGGGTTTGATGGTGGGCAGTCGTCGGACGCTACGGTGTTGATTGGTTGTCGCGTGTCTGACCGGTATGTGTTCCCGATTAAGGTGTGGGAGCGTCCTGATGGTGCTGAGGGTAAGGGTTGGTCTATTGACCGTAAAGAGGTTGCTGCTGTTGTTGCTGAAACGCATGAGAAGTATGATGTGGCAGCGTTTTTTGCGGATCCGCCGTTTTGGCAGTCGTATGTGGATGATTGGGCGTTGTTGTATGGGGCTAATTATCTTGTGCGTGCGTCTGCTGGACATGCGGTTGAGTTTTGGACTAACCGGTCTTCGGTTATGGCGGAGGCTATTGCGCGTGCGCATACGGCTATTACTTGTGGTGAGATGTTACATGGTGACGATCCTGTTTTGCGTCGGCATGTGATGAATGCTCGCCGGTGGAAGCGTTCGTTTGGTTATTTGATTGGTAAGGATCGTAAGGGTTCTGATAACAAGATGGACGCGGCTATGGGTATGGTGTTGGCGTTGGAGGCTGCGGCGCAGGTTCATGCGTCTGGGCGTAAGCGTGAGCGGCGGCGTAGTGAGTATGTGCCGTTTGATCCGCGGGCTTGACCTGTATTTTTAGGGGGTGTTGTGTATGTTGTCGGATGTTAAGGTGCCGGGGTCTGATGATTGGTTGTTGAAGTTGTTGGGTGACCAGTTGGGGGCTGGGTTTGGGCGGCTGTCTCGGTTGGATTCTTACCGGAATGGGTCGTTTGCTGTGCCTGAGGGTGGTGACGCGGCTGCGCGTGAGGCGTATAAGCGTTTTGCGGAGCGGTCGCGGTTGACGTTTGCTGACACGATTGTGGTGCAGACGGCTTCGCGTATTCAGCCGCGGGGGTTTAGGACTGCGGTTGAGGATGACCAGAATGGGGACGCGGAGGCGTCCCGGATTATTCGTGAGAATCATTTGACGGTGCAGTTCCGGGATTTGGAGACTGCTAAGGCAACGTATGGGCAGGCGTTCGGTGTTGTCGGGTTGGATGATGATGGGATCCCGTTTGGGGTTGTGAAGGATCCGTGGAGTGTTGCTGTTCGTATGGATCCGGTGCGTCCGTGGCTTTGTGAGGCGGCGGTGATTGTGTCGTTTGATGAGGTTGAGCAGCGTGACGTGCTCACTTTGTTGCGTCCTGGCTATGTGCGGGTTGCTGTGTATCCTGTCAAGAATGGTGTTTCGTCTATTCCTCGGGATGGTACTGATTGGACGGTTGACGCTTCTAAGTGGGAGTGGGCTGGCGCGGGTCAACAGTTGGCGTTTACGGATCGTGTGCCGGTTGTGCCGTTCACTAATCCGGGCGGGTTGGGTGAGTTTGAGGCTCACACTGATTCGATTGATCGGGTTACTACGAGTATTTTGCAGCGGCTTATTATTGCGTCTATGCAGGCGTTGAAGCAGCGGGCGATTATGCCTGATAAGGATACGCCGTTGCCGTTGTATTATCCGGAGGATCATCCGACTAGTCCGGGTCAGAAGATTGACTATAACGAGTTGTGGAAAGCGTCTCCTGCCGCGATTTGGAATTTACCGCCTGGTGCGAAGATTTGGGAGTCGTCTGGTATTGATCTGCAGAGTTTCATTCTTGCAGAGAAAACGGATTTGGAGCATTTGGCGGCGGTTACTGCTACTCCGTTGTATTCGTTGACTCCTAATGTGAATCAGTCGGCTGAGGGTGCGAAACTGTCGCGTGAGTCGATTCAGGCCAAGGTGCGTGACCGGCAGCTTAGGGATAGTGCCGCGTTTGCTGAGTTCATGGGCTTACTGTTTGAAGCGTATGGTGAAACGGGTCGTGCTAGTCGGGCTGAGATTGAGACGATTTGGGAGCCGCAGGAGGTTATTGTTCGTGCGGATCGTGCGGAAGCTGCGCGTGCGGCTCGTCAGGCGGGTAAAACGTCTCGGTTTATTGATGAGCATATTTTTGAGCTTACTCCTGATGAGATGGTTCAGGAGGAGCTTAATCGACGTGAGGAGTCGTTTGAGTCGGCTGTGTTGGGGGGTGGTCTAGTTGCTGCACCAGTTAGTGGAGACACAGACGGATTCGTTGGTGACGGAGCACGCCCGCAGGAGACAGTCGATTATTGAGCAGTTGGTTAGGGTCTTGTTGGGGTTGTGGGGTTCATCCACAGACTGGCGGGATTCTTACCGGGCGCGAGTGTTCGCGCTTGAAGCTCAACCGGTGTTGCGTGCGGGTTTGCGTGAGGCACGCCGGGAGGTGACTAGGCATAATGTGGCGGCGGTTAATTTGGTTGGGGGACAGCCGCCGTCACAGTTGCCGCTCACGGAATTGTATCCTCGCGCTGGGGTGTCACCGGTTGATGTGTATATGCGACCGGCGGCGGCAGCAGCGGACGCGGCGGCGGCGGGTAAGGATCCGGTGAGAGCGTTTACGGAACGGTTGACCCAGATTATTGACCTTGATGTTCAGGCGGCTATGCGTGATGAGACGGTACGGTTTCAGGAGCGGATGATCGCTGAGGGGTTGGCGGTTGATGTTGCGGACGAGTTCGAGGACTCTTACACGGACAAAAACCCGTTTGTTGCTGATTCTGATGGTTGGGACGCGCTCGCCGCGGATGTAGACGATCGTGTTAAGGATACGGGCACGCTTACGGATCGGGACAAACAGGATTTGTATCGTGAGCTTGTTGAGTTGGAGCGTCGCGGCGGAGATTTCCCGGATCCGGTAACTCCGGCTGATTCTGGTGTTTGGGCGTATGAGGATTTCGTGCCTGCCGTGTTTGCGGGTACGGAGCGGGGGCGATACCGTTCGGATGAAGAGTTGCAGCTTGATTACGAGTTGGCGAAAGCGGTTAACCCTGATCTTGATGATCAGCTTGCAGCGGTAGCTAAGGGGCGTGCCGATAAACGCGCTCGCCGTGGTAGACGGGTTAAGGGTGGTGTCAGGTCGGTTAAACCTACTGTGTGGGATCCGAAAGCGTTGCGGGGTAATAATGTTTCGTATGCGAGCGATGACACGCTTTCGCGTAAGGAGTTCGCGGAGTTGTTGCGGACGCGGGAGCGTGAGCGTGTTGCTGCGGGTGGCGTGAATGATCGTGTGGCTAAGTTGATTGCTGAGGGTGCGGATGTGCTCGCGTCTGGGAAGCGTAAGGTTCTGGGGTGGCGGCGTGTGATTCGTCCAGAGTTGTCTAAGACTGGCACTTGTGGTTTGTGTTTTGTGGCTTCGTTTCGTATGTATTCGCGTAAGAATTTGAATGCGATCCATGCTCGCTGTAATTGTGTTGTGTTGCCTGCTACGGCGGTGTTTGATCCGGGGCGGGGTATGAATGAGGCGGATTTGAAGCGGGTGTATCGTGCTGCGGGTGGTTCTACTCGTGCGGGGGATTTGTTGAATACGCGGGTTAGTATCCGTGAGCATGGTGAGCTTGGGCAGGTGTTGACGTATAACCCTAAACGGGGTTGGGTTGATAGTCCACGTAAGCGTGTGTATTCGTCGCCTGACGGTAGCTATGAGCGGTTGCGTGCCACACAGGAGCTTGAGGATGTGGAGTTCGCGTTGAAAGTGTTGCGGGGTAACCGTCGCGCTGATGATGACACGATTTTACGGCTGGAAGCTAGTAGGCGTGAGCTGAAGCGGAAAGTCGCTTAACAATTGAATATCTTTTGCTCCCGGCATTAGTGCCTGTCATAGGCGCGGTTGTTGGGGGTTTCTTATATCGACATGAGTAAGGAAAATGACATGAAAACTGAACGAAAGTTACCGGCTTGGATCCGTTTTGTTGTGGAGCCTGACACAGGTTCTAGCGGCGGTGGTGAACCGGTTGACACTGGCGCTGGGTCTGATACTGGCGGGGATGAAAGCGGGGGGACTGGCGAGACTGACTCGTTCCCGGTGGATACCCCGGTTAAGGATATGACTCCGGAGCAACAGGTCGCCTATTGGAAACATCAGGCGCGTAAGCATGAGAATCGGGCACGCCCTAAGAACTTTGACGAGATTGTGGCTAAGGCTGAGAAGTTTGACGAGTTGGCTAAGCAGCAGATGTCGGATAATGAGCGGGCTGTGGAGGAAGCGAAAGCGGTGGCGTTCGCGGAGGGGCGTAAAGCGCTCGTGCCGTCGCTGGTTCGTGCTGAGCTTAGGGCTGAACTTCCGCATTTGTCGGCGGGGCAGCTTGACGATCTGCTGGAGAATGTCGCGGTTGAGAAGTTCGTGACTGATGACGGTGTGGATGTGGAGCGGGTTCGCCGGTTTGCGAAACCGTTTAAGCAGCCTGTTGAGAGCGCTAATTTGTTTGGGAATGTCATGTCTAAAACCCGGGAGAGGAAAGAGTCAGCCGGGGATTCTATCGCTGCGTATCGTGAGCGTGAGCTTGCACGATATAAGGCTAAATAACCGATTCTATTTTTGAAAGGAGCGTATCGAACGTGACTGATTTCAGTACTTCTGTACGTCGTACCGCGCCGGTGGATACACGCTGGAGGACTAGCAAGCATGGTGAAGCTAACGCTACACCGGGCATGATCCTTGTATCTAATCTGGTTGAGGGAACTCACTATAACGTGGGTGGTCGTAAAGACTACGTTGTCCCGTCTGGGCTTGCTCTGACTTGGGATTCTGATTCTAAGACTTATAAACCGTTTGACGGCACTAACCTGGACGGTTTCGTGAACAATGATGAGGGTGTGGCGTTGCGTAACGCTGCGGGTGAGACTTCTAAGCAGGTTGCGGTGGCTGTGCTTGTGCACGGTATCGTGGATCCGCGTTTCCTCCCTATCACCGACCAGCGCACTAGCGTTACCGCTGCTACTGCGGGCGCGGGCGTTTTCAGTTTCATTAAAGCCTAACCCTCGCCGGTAGGTTTTTGTAGAAAGGAAGTAGTTTTATGGGTTTCACTGAGAAGCACCGTAACGCGGCACAGTTAACTGGTGTCGCTAAGGGTACATTTGACGCTGTGTTTAACGCCTCTATTGTTGGGCAGTATCTGCCTGCGAAAGAGGAGGCTAGCCTGAGTTTTGATTTCCTGGTTAACCAGCCGGGTGTTCACCAGGCGGCTTCCTACCGCACCTACGACACCGAGTCTAATGTTGGTGTCGTTAAGGGCAGCGAGAACCGTTCTGGTAAGCTGCCGCCTCTGTCCACTCGTCTGCACGTTAATGAGTTTGCGCAGCTCACTCAGATCGGCGGCGATATTGGGGCGAAGTTTGAGGAGTACGCTCGTGTGCTCGCTGCGGGTGTTGCTACTCGTCTGATTCAGGCTGGTAGTGAGGCTATCGCTGGGGGTAAAACCTCGATTGATGAGCGTGGGCTTAAGTTCGAGATCGATTATGGGCGTAAACCTGAGCTGACTTCTACCGCGTCTAAGCTGTGGAGTGAGCAGGACGCTGACCCTATCGCTGACCTTATCGCGCTGCGTAACACCTATAAGGGTGAGCCTGGCGGGATCCATGTTCCTCGGAATGTGCTGTATCAGCTGACTGGTAACAAGGCGATCATTACCGCTCATTATGGGCGTGGTAGTGACCTGCCAGCTCGTGTGAGCGTTGAGGATGTTAAGGGTGTGTTCGCTCGGGACGGGTTCAACGTTATCACCAGTGATGAGAAGTTCCTTGACACTAACGGTGTTGAGCAGGTCGTGTTTGGTACTAAACAGGTTGTGTTCCTGCCTAAGCAGGGTGGCACTGTTTACGATCAGGCGCTTGGCACTGGCGCGCTTGGTGACACTCTGTTGGGTGTTACCGCTGAAGCGTTGAAGGAGCCACGCCTGAACGGTGTGCCGGGTATTGTTGCTGGCGCGTTGGAGCATGATGACCCTGCCGGGTTTAACGTGCTTGTGTCGGCGCTCGCTGTGCCTGTTGTCCGTAACGCTAACGCTACTGCTTCGTTGAAGGTGCTAGCGTAGTCTGGTTTCCCTGATTTTGGCGGCTCCCTATGTTCTGTCTTTTGTAATGGTACGGGGGAGCCGCCAAGTTGGGGGCTATATTTTAGGAGGTCGTGTGCCTAGAGTTAATTCGATTGTGAACCTGCTGGCACCGGATTTCACAACCTGTGTGTTGTATCCGGGGGACGAGGTGCCCGCGTGGGCGACTGTTGGCGCTCACCTGATCGCACCGGATCCGGTTGTGGTAGAAGTACCTGCGGGGGTGGCTGATGATGTTTCGGTGGAGGATTCTGAACCGGTTGAGGTGGTTAAACCTAAACGTGGTCGTCCTGCGAAGAAGAAGCCAGTCCCTGAAACCGTATCTGAGGGTAAAGACCCGTTCGATATGAGCCGGGATGAGCTGCTGGAGCTTGCTAAACAGCGTGGTGTGACCGTTGAGGACACGCTCACTGATAGCGAACTGGCGGCGCTGTTGCAGGACTAGCTGAAAGGGGGGCGTTATGGCTGTCACTTTGCCTAATGTACCAGTTAGTGTGCTGTACGCCCAGTATGAGGGTAACCCTGATGTGCTTGGGCGGAAAGAGTGGATTGAAGCTCAGCTGCGTAAGTCCGTGCTGTTGTTACAGGCACAGTTTGGGCAGCGGATCCGGGAACGGCTCGATTCGGGGAAACTGCCGGAGGAGCTGTACCAGATGATTGTTGCTGAAGCTGCGCTGCGGGTGTGCCGTAACCCGGAGGGGTACACGTCCGAGGAACAGGGTAACTACAGTTACACTGTCCGTGCTGCGGTAGCGTCTGGCTATATCATGTTCACGGATATGAACATGCGGGCGCTTCTCGGTAGCGAGGGTGGTTTCATTGGCACGAGTTTTGTGGGGTTGGGCTGGTGAGTATCCGAGGTCGCGGGGTGTGTGATGTTATCGTGCAGCCTCGTAAGGTTGGGCGTGATAGCGCGAAACGTACCGTGCTTGTGAAAGACGGTGACCCTTACTGGCTGCGCCGGGTTGATGTTCAGGGTGTGCGTGACTGGGCGAGTGAGGAAGAAGACCACCGGTACGGTGTCCGCTATCTCACACTGTTTGTCATGTACACACGCGAGTGGACTGCGGACGAGAACGCGCTTGTGTGGTGGGACGGTTACTGGCATGACGTGAACGGATCCCCACAAGCTAATCTACGGTCGCCACGTACTGCTCACTACCGGATCACGCTTAGACGGTTGGGGCGTGAACCTCAACCGGTTGTGCCTTAACGAAAGGGGGTGGACGGTGGTTTACATTAACGGACGTGAAGCGGCTATCGCTGCGGCGGTGTTGTGTGCGTCTAGCGGGCAGTTGGAGAAAGCCGGTAAACGGTTGCAGACGAAAGTGAAAGCGCTCGCGTACCCGGATAAGGTGACGGGTGATTTTCACGACAGTATCAAGGTTGGGCATTTGCCACATGAGAGTGACGGCGGGTTGGCGTTGAAGAGCGTGATTGATGACGTTTACGTGTATTCGGATGATCCGGGTGCGTATGTTATCGAGAACGGCAGTAAACATCGTCCTGGTGGTGGTCACCGTTATTTCGCGAGGAGTATCGGTAAATGAAACCACATCTGCCTGATTTTGAGGTGTTTGTTGCGACTATCTTAGCTGATATTGAACATGTTGCTGCGTTGTTGTCTGATGTGAACGGGGAGACTTGGTCGGAGTCTCCGGCTGTGATGTTCACGGTTTTCAATAACGGGCAGCGGGAGCTGGGTGTTTGGTCGCTCACGCTGCAGCTTACGACTGTGTGTGATCCGGCTGATTCTCATCGCGTGTGTAGTGGCTTATATGAGCTGGTGCATTCGTGGGCTACGCCGGGGCGGGGCGTTGTGGGCACGGTTGGTGTTCATTCTGTGGAGGATGTGAACGTGTTTAACCGTGTGCATGATGTGACGCTTGTGCAGGGTAAGGAACGTGTCCAGTATGCGGCAGCGTTTAACCTGCTGGTGCAGGACTGGGGCGGTTAACGCTTCAGCGGGTCTATATTTCTATATTTTGCCACTCCATAGTTTGGGGTGGTTTTACTTTTGAGAGGGGGGGCAAACATGCCTAACATTACAGAAACGATTATCCCTGGTAGGGGCACAGTGTTCATTGCACCGAAGAACACTCCGCTACCTGACGGCGAACTGGACGATTTCAGCCTCACCGCTGACACTGTTGGCGGCACTTGGAAGAACATCGGGCACACGTCTAAAAATGACATGGTGTCATTCTCTAAAGAGGGTGGCGAAGCGGAAACTAAAGAGACTTGGTTGTCTGATTCGGCGCGCGTGATATATTCCGCTGCGAAGTGGAGCATGACCGTGTCGGCGCTTCAGGTTAACGAGCAGAACCTTAACCTTGCTTTTAATGGTGGTTTCACCACTAACAAGAAAGGCTATGTTGTTCCGGCTACTCCTAAAGCGGTGGAGATGGCGATTTTCATCTATGCGGAGGATAATACGGGTAAGCTCGGTTTCCATATTCCGTCTGCGTCGTTTGGTATGGATGACGCGCCGAGTTTCGCTGCTGATGAGTTCTTTGGTTTGAAGCTGAAAGCTGCGCTGTTGGCTGCACCGATGACCGCGTTTGGTGGTACCGGTTCTGAGCCGGGCATTATGGCTGTTTACAAGACCGGGCTTCAGGGCAAGTAAGCATTCGCCGGGTTAGAGTCTGGCATTAACCGGGTGCGGGCACACCAACGTTATGCGTGTGCCCGCACCTTATCAAATATTTTCACAACTTTATCGCGATAGGACAAACAAGATTATGGCTACGAAAGCTACAAACGTTAAGGCAAAAGAGACCGCACCTGAGACATCTCCTGCGGTCATTGACGCTGACTTTGAGAAAGAAACACAGCGGATCCTCGACAGTATGCCACGGGTGAAACCGTTCGCGTCTCTCCGGCTGAAAGAGCTGAACGTTATCACCGGTATCATGAACACGTTCATGCTCACCCAGAAGAAACACTCTGGCATGACCGAGACTGACAAGCAGCTGATCATCATCGACTGCATGGGTGATCTTGACGATTTCTTGGCGAGTGTCGCTGAGGATCCCGAAGCATATCTGGAGTGGTCGATTCAGCACCGTAACGATATTGAGATGTGGTCTCACCTGCTCGCTTACTACATGAAAGAGCGCTCAAATTTATTCACCTCAGCGGATTAATTGATAAATATGATCGCCGGGAGGGTCAGCCGGGCTGTTTGACGGCTGACCTTGCCGAGTTTTATCACTTGTGTTTGCCTGATGTTTGGGTGGGCAGGATCCGGGTTAGTTGGCTGATTGATTTGATTCATCACTTGGAGGTTAATCCGCGCTCCAGGGTTTATCAGTTGGCTCTTGATGACGGGGTTACGCCTGTCAGGTGGGATCAAACCCAGACTATGCTTGCCGATATTTTTGATCTGGTTGCTGCCGTGAATCAGGCGGAGACTAAGGATAAGAAACCGGTTAAGTATCCTCGCCCGGGTGTGTCACTTGTGCGTGATCGTGACGGGGACGGTAGGGATCCACGTTTGTTTGCTAAGACAATTGCTGATTTTGATGTGGATGCTTGGAATCAACTACTTTAGATCGGGGGTGTGAATGGCTGGAATTGCTGTTGTTGGTTCGGTTGGTGTGCGTGTCCGTCCTGTGGTTAATGATTTTGCTGAGGAGGCGCGTAAGAAGCTGCGTAAGGTGGAGCCGAAGCTTTACCGCCCTAAAACGAGCGTCCGGGTTAAAGACATTGACGTGGATGAGAAAGCGCTCGCGGCGGCTCGGGCACGGATTGAGCGTGTGCTCGATGTTAACGCTTCACTGCGGGGCTTGGATAAGCTGGACGCTACACTGGCGAGGGTTGGGAAACACGCTCAGGTTAAGTTGGGTGTCGGTCTTGATGAGGAAAGTGTCGCGAAAATTAACCGTGACATTGACCGGGTTGTTAAACGGCTCACTAAGGATGTGGATATTAACCTGAGTGACCGGCACACGCGGGCTGCGTTTGCTAGGCTCACACGGGAGCATGGGCAGCTGTTGAGTGCGTTGAAGCGACACAATAAGGTTGAGTTGCTGCCGGAGGAAGAGCTACAGCGGGTGAAACATCGACTGCGTGAGGTTCGGGACGAGCTGGAGGAAACAGCTAAAAACCGTACCGTCCGCCTCGACATTAACCCGTTCACCACTTGGGCTAGCGCACGTCTCGCTTACCTGTCACGACCCCGTGTAGCCGAGATTATCCCGGTCGTATCCCGAACAGCCGCCCACGCTGCCGAAGCCGCGCTGGCGCGCCTGTCGGGCGCACGCTTGGGTAGTAAATACCTGGTTGATTTCTCTAAATGGTTGAAAGACATCGACGAGAAGCTACCTAAAGCCGCGCTCGCTGCTGGTAGTGTCGCTGCCGGGTTTGCGGCTATCACTGCGACTGTGGGTGGTTTGGTTGCGGTCGGTAACAGTGTGGTGCTGATGACTGCTGCACTGCTACCGTTGCCGGGTATCCTCACCGCCGCCGCATTGTCAGCTACTGTGCTGGTTCGCGCGTGGAAAGACCTTAACGAACAACTCCCGAACATTAAGACGGGGCTGGAAAAGGTCGGTGAAACGATCTCCGCTAAATATTGGGATCAGGCGCGGGAAGATATTAGCGCGCTTGCTGATGATCTGATCCCACGGCTTGATGACCGGATGGGTGAGCTTGCTACCGCTATGGGTGTCCACTCTAGCGTGTTTGCTCGCGCGTTCCAGGAGGCGCTCGCTAATGGTGAACTGGAGACGATGTTTAACCGCACGATCGGGTTCTGGGGCGAGTTGACGGTTGGTGCTGACGATTTCGCTTCCGCTATCGTGAATCTTGGTTTGGTGGGTACTCTCTATCTGCCACGCTTGGGGCGTTGGATCTCTGATTTAACTACACGGTTTAATCGTTGGTTGGATGTGGGAATCAAGTCGGGGCGTATTTTCGATCAGATTGAGCGGGGAATCACTCAGGTTAAACTGCTTGGTCGTGCCGCGCTGCATACGGGCGGGATTCTCGCGGGGATCCATAAAGCCGCTTCTAAGTCAGGTTTCACTGGCTTGGAGGGGTTGACGTTGACGCTTAGCCGGTGGGATAAAACCGTGAACGGGCAGAAGTGGCAGACAACGATGGTTGAGGGTTTCCGTGCTTCGCGGGAAGCTATGAGCCATTTTGGTGACGCTTTCCGGGAGCTTGGTGAAACACTGTACCGTAACCGTGGCGTGTTTAACGATTTCGTTGTTCGTGTTAGTCGTGGTGTTGCGGATCTGATGTCTGCCATGTTTAGGGGGTTCCGTCAGGGTGAGTTCCAGCGTAGTTTTGGAGCGTTCACGACCGGGCTGGTGAAAGCGTTTAAGGAGTTGGCGCCAGCTGCGGCACCGTTTACACGGATCCTCGGTAAGGTGTTAGAGACGGTTGGACGGTTGGCTGGGTCTATCGCGCCGGTGATTGCGAAGTTGATTACTGCGATTGAGCCGGTGCTGATACCTTTGCTGGATATTATCGCTGCGGTTAGTGAGGCGATCACCCCCGTTGTGGGTATGCTCGCTGATATGGCTGGTGTGATAACTAGCCAGCTTGGGCCGGCGATTGCGGTGCTTGGTGCTGTTCTCGCTGCCGCTGCCGTGGTTGCTAAGATTCAGGCGTTAACTACCGCTATTAGCGGGTTTATCACTTCTGCTAGCCAGGTTGGTGTGGTGACTGCGTTTGGTCAGGCTGCTAACCGTGCTGGTGCTCAGGCGGGCACGGCTGCGGGTAAGGTCGGGCTGCTGTCGCGTGCTGGTGGTGCGCTCACTGCCGGGTTTAACCCTGCCGCGCTTGGTATCGCCGCTGGTGTGACAGCGGTCGCTATCGGTTTCGATATGGTCTATTCGGGTACTGAAAAGGCTACTGTGGCGGCTGCCGCGTGGGAGCATGCGATCCGTAGAGGTGTGGATGGTTGGCGCGCGTTTGGTCTCGCCGCCGGAAGCGACTTGGAGATCGCTAACAGTATGCTGGATCGTACAACCGCTAAGTTTGGTGCGTTGTCGTTGAGTGTGCTCGCTATGCCTGATTATGCTGGTGTTATCGTGTCACAGTTCACGAAGATAGGCAAAGAGTCATTCGGCGCGGTTGAGGGTGTGACAGCGCTCAATATTGGGTTGTCTAACAGCGCCGCAGGTATCAAAATTTGGGGTGCTGACACGGCACAAGCGATGACTGACCTTGAAGAGTTCGGCACAGCGTTGGGTAAGGTCGCACGAGATGATGTTACCCAAGCTCAGAAAGCGTTCTCGCGTATGCTTGAAACGCAGCGTGTACTGCCGGAGAACTTTAACCAGGCGCTCACTAGCGCGTCTGGGTTTAAGGACGCGTTGCGTGACCTTGCTAATTATGCGGGTGTTGCTGCGGACGATTCGGCACTGTTGAAGTATGCGACGGATTCTAACGCTGCCGCGTATTTGAAAGCTAAGGTTAATACGCAGGAAGCTAAGGACGCTTTGGAAGCGTACGGGAAAACGCTGGAGGGTGTGCTTGGGCATGCCGCGCCAGCGGTTGGCGCGTTTGCTCAGCTTGCTACCGAGTGGGGTAATCTCGGCAACAGGCAGCGTGACGCTGCTTTGTCGGGGTATGCGTTCCAGGACAGTCTGGAAGCCGCCCGCGCACAGATCGAAGCTACCGGTCTAACCTTGGACACGAACACGCAGCAGGGGCGCGATAACATGCGCATGTTGTATGACCTTGCGACAGCGGCTAACGCACACGCGGAAGCTAACATTAACTCTGGCGTAGCGGTCGAAGACGTAGCGACCAAGTATGCGGCACAACGTGACGAGATTATCGCGCTCGCAGCCGCTGCAGGGTTGAGTGATGAGGAGCTGGCGCAGTTGGTTACAACACTTGGGCTTATCCCGGGTGACGTTAACACGTTGATTAACAACAACTTCAAGGAAGCAGCTGACGCAGCGGATTTAGTTAAAACTAAAGCAACTAACGCCGCAAGCACCTATTCGGCTGAGTTCTTGCTGGAGCATGGTGTAGCGTCTACTGCCGTTAGCACCTTGTCGGGGTCGTTGGGTGCTCTCACTAAAGCACCGTACACGGCAAGCGTCACCGTCCAGTCTGGTGTAGCGGCGACAGCGTTATCTAACCTCGCTAACATGAAGATACCGGACAAGCAGTTCAGTATCAGCGCTGCGACAACTTCAGCGGTTGCGGGCGCGGTTGGTGTGAACGCTGCCGTGAACGCTATCAAGGACAAGACCGTGAACATTAACGGTAACGTGGCTCATGCGCTCGCCGGTACTGTTGCTGTTCGTGGAGCGCTCGCTGCGTTGCATGATCGGACTGTTAGTGTTCATGCTAATACGGGTGCTGCTTCGGGGGCGTTGAGTCGGATTGCGTGGCAGATTGCTAGTTTGCAGTCGAAAACGGTTACGATCACGACTGTTCACCGGTCTGTGGAGGCGCGCGCGTTTGGTGGCACTGTGGGCGCTGGTTTGCTTGGGTTCGCGTCTGGTGGCACGATTCCGGGGATCCGGGGTGGTGTACGTAACGGCACTGTGTATGGTGCGGGTACGGCTAAGTCGGATAGTATTCTGGTTCGTTTGTCGCGTGGTGAGGAAGTGATCCAGGAGCCATATGCGTCGAAGTATCGGGGTTTGTTGAAGCGTATTAACGCTGGTGGCAGTCCTGGGCTTGACGCAGCGTTCGGGTATGCGCGCGGGGGCACTGTGGATCGGGGCAGCCGGTCACATGGTGGCGGGTTTGCTGGGTCTAACCCCGTTGTGGTGCATATTTACGATGTGGATAATCGGCTGATTGGCACTATGGACGCGCGTGTCCAGGAGGGTGTCGCTGATGTTTCAGCTCGCGGGTTGAATACTGAGTTAGGAGTCTAAATATGGCTATTGTTTGGGGTGCTTACCAAAACAATCTACGGTTGGGTGTGGACATTATTATGTCGCCGGAGCCGTTGACTGCCTCTACTGCGCAGGTGACGCTCACGGTGGGTTTGTATGCGCAGACCGCGCCGGGTGCGTCGCTGTATGGTAATTGGCAGTTGTCATATACGGGCAACTGGTCGGGTGGTAACCGTGTACCGGTTAACTTGGGGTCGGGTGCTATGACCCGGCTCCATATCGCCTATATTGATTACCCGTTGACGGGATCCGCTCGCACGGTAACGTTCGGGGCTGGGTTGCAGCATTTTTTTGGGCACACGAGCGTGTCGAGGTCGTTCACGATCCCGGCACGGCTCGCCCAACTGCCGGGCGCACCGTATGGGTTATCGGCAGCGTATGTGTCTGATCAGCAGATCAATTTCAGTTGGTCTAGCGGTGGTGGGCAGACCAGTCTTACCGTGTATCGGCAGGTGGACGATAGCACGAGCTGGGACGCGGTAGCTACCCTGTCGGGGTCGGATACTAGCTTCACAGATCGGGGCGTGCTGCCGGGTCACCGTTACAGGTACGGTGTGCACGCCTATAACGCTGCCGGGTCACGTCCCGATAATGGTGCTACATCGTGGGTTTACACCACCCCGATTGTGCCCGAGTCGGTGCATGCTGCCCGTAACGGTGTTAGGGTGACGGTGGACGCGCGAGTGAAACCCCGCTGGGTTGATTCGTATGATGTTATGGACGGCACAACGGTTGTTGCGTCTAACGTTAAACTGCCGTGGGTGCACGCGAACGCGAGCATCGACATAACCCACCAGTATAAGGTGCGTGCTAAGGTTGGCGGGCGTGTTTCTGCATGGTCTGACCCGTCTGACGTGTTGCAGGCGGCGAAGAAACCGAACCCGCCCGCTAACCTTAGCCCGAACGGTAACGCGCTTGTGCGTATTCAACCGGCACGGTTTAGTTGGCGGCACAACCCAACTGATGAGTCGGCACAGACAGCGTACGCGTTCAAATGGCGTGTACCCGGCGCTACATCGTGGAATACTAGCAGCGGCACAACCAGTAACGAGTTTGTGGAGTTCCCGTCTCCTGCTTCAACGTTTGGTACGGCTAACCGTATCGAGTGGGTTGTTCAAACCAGGGGCGCACATTCAGCGTACAGTAACGAGTCGCCGGTTGCTACCGCCCAGTTGGTGAACCCGCCTAGCATTCGGATTTTGGATCAGGATAAACACTCGATTCCGGCAACGGATATGGGGCAGCCGTTGCAGCGGGTTTGGGTTGCGTGGGATAACACTCTGTTCGCGCCTGTGAACTGGACTGTGACGCTTGTTGATGTGGAGACGGGGCAGGAGTGGGCTTACGGGTTTGAACGTGCTGACAGCGTGTATCGCCAGTATGCCCAGTATGCGCATGAGTTACGCAGCGACCGTACCTATCAGATTAAAGCGTCTGGTGTTGTGCCCGGAACTGACCTTACCGTGTCCTCGTTTGTGCAGTTCGTAACTAAATATGATCCGCCGGTGGCGGCTACTGTGGATGTCACTTTTAACGAGTCTGACGCTGCGGTGGGTGTTCATTGGTCTGCACCTAACGGTAGCCCCGCCGCGGTTGCTTACCAGGTTGAGCGTACTGAGGACGGCGGGAAAACGTGGACTGTGCTTGTGCCTCATGCGAGCGGTCGTAGCGGTTTGTTTATTGACCGGCTCGCTGCGCTCGGCGTGGATGTCACTTACCGTGTGACCACGTTTTCGGCGCGGGGTGCTGCCACGGTGCGGGAGGTTACGTTAAACACTGCCGCGGATTATGTGTTGTTGTCTGGCGGTGACGGGTTTACTAGCGCGGTCAGGCTCACTTATAGCCCGCGCACGAAAGTGGAAGCAGGACGGAAACGCACCAACTACACATTCTCGGGTAGACCATTACCGGTAGCGTATGCGGGCGGGAATATCGCCCGCACCGTGGAATATACGGGTGTTATCTATCAGGGGTTGGAGGACGTGACTGTGGAGCAGCTCACTGACCTGTTCCAGGTGGCTAACCCAGTGCATTTGTATCGTGACCCGGACGGTCGAAAGATATTTGGCACGGTATCGAACATCACGGTGGATCGCCGCCGCCGCGTAGCGGGTGGTGCAGAGTGGGTGATCGAGTTCACACTCACGGAAACCGATTCCGGTGTAGGAAACTAGCAGCGAGGGGAGTGTCATGTCTATTTGGGGTATGCCTAGATCCCCTCGCTGGCGTTTCACACTGTTGGACGCTAATTTACGGGAGCGTAATCTGCTCACGAGTGTCCGTGAGGGTGATATGGAACTGTCCGCTGATTCACGGTTGGGTGGATCCGGGAAGATCACTATCAGTGATACGGAAACAGTGAACTGGTTGAGCGACCGGGTACGCATTTTCTACGACCCGGGCATTCCAGGGGTTACCGGGTGGGCAGTAGCAACATTCATGTTTGCGTCACCAACGTTAAAGGTTGATGACGGGAAACAGTTTTTTGAAGTGGATCTGCTGCCGCTCACAACCATTGTTGACGGGTATTCGCTGGAGCGGCGACTGGTCGCGTCTAAGGGCGCGAACATTATCCGCCTAGTGGAGCAGCTGCTGCGGGAATGTTCGGTAACGGATATTGCAGTTACCCCGTCGGCGAAAACACTCACGGACACGATAACGTTCAAGCCCGGCGATTCCTATTTGACGGTGATTAACACCCTGCTGGACGCTGCCGGATATTGGGGGTTGTGGGTGGACGCTCTCGGGCAGTTCCGGCTGGAGCCGTACCGGTTGCCGGGGGAACGTGCCGTACAGTTCGAGTTTGTGCGCGGCAAACACAGTATTCATGCCGCGAAGTGGGAACGCGAACACGATATAGCTTCCGTCCCGAACAAATATATTGTGGTCGGGCATGGTACAGACGAGAAACCCCCGCTTGTTGGTATTGCTACGGACGAGAACCCTAACAGTCCCTACAGTGTTCAGGCACGCGGCAGGGTGATAACGAAAGCTGACACCGGCGTGGAGGGTGCAGACCAGGCGGTATTTAACCGGTTGGCGGCGAAACGCTTGATCGCGGCACAGTCGGTTGTAGCGAAACTCACCGTGTCTCACGCTATCGTGCCTATCTCACTGCGTGAACTGGTGTTGTTTGTGGATACCGGGATTAGTGTTCGTGCGACCGTGCAGCGCATGAAGTTCAGCTTCACGGACGATTCACTATGCCAAGCCAGTTGGCGGGAGGTGAGATAAGGTGGCTAACCTGTTAAAACCGCTCGTGGATCGTTTGTTGAGTATTGAGGATCGACTACGTGGTGTGCCTTATTTCACTTGGGGGACGGTCAGGTCACTTAACCCGCTCACGGTACGGTTTGACGGTGAAACGGTTGATATTCCGAACGTGTCAAACACCGTCGAGGGACTGTTGGTTGGTGATCGTGTCCGTTGTGAGGTTCAGGCGCGCCGTGCCACTATCATTGGACGGCGTGCTATGGACACTGGGTGGGTGAATCTCGCGCTCGCGTCTGGTTGGCTAGCGGTGCCGGGGCATACGGTGCGGGGTAGGATCCGTGGCGGTTTGTTGCTGGTGGAGGGCGCTGCCCGGCGTGGAGCCGGTGGCGCTCTTACTCATATAGCGTCACTGCCGCCGGTGTTGCGGCAGCAGCTTACTGGCGCTAACAAGGACACGTTTGTGGGCGCGTTTTCGGCATTGCATACGAGCGGGGCACACGCGCATGGGGAATTGTATTTGACCACCACATCAGGCACTATCGGCACTGGCGATTACACGACGATTGACCAGTATGCGGGCTGGGTTGTGCCGTTAACGTTCACCGTGTCTGCGGATTATTAGATACACAAGGGGGGCTATGTCGTATTTGACTTGCTATTATTTGTCGGAGGCGGCACGGTTGCGGGCGCGTTTAACCGCATGTGCTGCGTCTGTGGGGATCCCAGACCCTGAAAGCTGGGTTTATGTTCACCGTTGGAAGTTCGCGGCTATGCCGGGCTGGGCTGAGAAGTATGATCAGGATTGGGCGGCGCATGACGGCGACCCGGATTATGATCCTACGGTAGCTATCAGTGATGACGATATTCTAGCTGCAGTTACACAGGTTAGGGGCAGTGATGAATCTGCTGGGTAATACGTCGTTGAAAAGATCAAACATTAAACGCTCCTATTTCCTATTCCTGATCGGGGTTTGGCAGCTCGGACAGGGGTTAGTGTTGTGGGAACCGGCACGCATTTCACCGGGTAGACGCGCCAGTTTCTCGTGGATGTTTGTGGATCCGGAACAGTTCGGGGTAGCGTGCGCCGCCGTTGGCGTGCTCGCTATCATCGCCGCTGTCGTGAAGCGAAAACTGTTAACCCAGATCGCGTTCGCGTCAGCGTTCTTCGTTTTCGCCGTGTATGGGTTTATTTTCCTCGGCGCGGCTGTGCTTGGCGTAAATAGTTACGCCATAAACAACGCTATGCCTATGCTCGCCGCTGCGGGTATAACAGCGCTCGCTGCGGGCATTGTCGATTTACCAGACAAGACTGGATCGTGTGAGGTGGTGACCGTATGAGCGAAACGTGGGTTATTTTCGGCGGTATTTTGACTGCGCTTGTGACTGCGTTCGGCACTATCATTGTTGCGGCTATTTCCCGTAAAGCCGAGCAGTATAAAGCGTCTGCCGCTAACGAGGTCACTATCGCGGACGCTTGGCAGCGCTACAGTGACAAGCTGGACGAGCGGGTGAATGAGCTAGAGGCGAAGCTGGACGCTATGGGATCTCGCATTTCGGAAGCTGAGAAGCGTGAACAGCAGCTGCTGCATGACCTCCGGAAAGTGTACGAATGGATCGAAACAGGGCAGCGGCATGCACCGCCGCCGCGCCCCAACTATTTGAAAGGATAACCCCTAATGACCAATGATATTAATGTTGACGAGTTCGGGCGCGTAATCAAGAACCCTATCATCAGGGAAACCCTATACGCGGTGTTCATTGTCGTAACCGTGCTAATGACTGCCGTTAACGCGGCGCTCGCCGTGCTTGGTTTGGGTGCTCACCCAGCGGCGGCGGTAGCGAATGCTGTACTTGTCGCGGTTGCCCCGTTTTTTGGTGCGCTCGCGCGTGTGAACACTGACAGCAGCGGGTATCGTGCCCGCCGCGTGAAAGACACTGAGGGGTCGCATGTCTAAACTTCAGCACTATATTAACCAGGCTCGCGGCTATTTCATTGACATGGACGCGGTGTATGGTGCTCAGTGCTGGGATCTGTGGAGCCACTATGCCGTGAATGTGATCGGTGTGCCGGTTGCTCAAACCTACACGAACTTTGGCGGCTATGGTGCACACCAAGGGTATGCTTGTAACGTTTACCACCACGCGGCTGCGGCGGGTCTCACCAAATGGTTTGACATTCTGCCCGCGAACGTTCCTGCACGCCCTGGAGATGTCGCGTTTTGGGATTATGGCACGCCCGCTTATCCGTGGAGTCATGTCGCTATCGTTGAACGCGACACGGGCGGGCAGCTTGTGTGTTTGACTCAAAACCCGGGTAGGACACAGACGGCGGCGCTCACGAAACGGGGACTGATCGGGTATCTACGCCCGAAACAGTTCAACCCCGCATACACTGCACCTGCACCAGCGAAAGCACAAACACAAACAACTATCGAGGAGATTGAACATATGAGGACAGCCGGTTTCTATTACGTTAAGGACGGCAAAACTATCAACGTGATCGTTAACCCCGTGAGCGGGTTTTTCCACGAGTATGAGGCGAATGACGGCGCATACAACAGCCCCGTAGCTGCCGCGTTCGGTACAGCTAGCTTCGCGAAGATCAGCGAGTCGCACGCGCGCAAGCTGGAGCTGGACGCTCTCAAGGCACGCACACGCGCCAAGTAG